CCCCTTGACTTTCGGCTCGGGGGCTTCGGCGACCTCGGTGTATCCATCCTTCTTCAGGATGGCGGCCCGTTTCGCGTCCTGGGGGGAGTCCCCCAGGATCACGACGCGAGTACCTTCTCGGTTCTTCAGCTTCATGGTCAGTTCACCGGAACCGCATGAAGGTCCACCTTTCCAGCGAGGGCGGTCGGTGTGCCGGAAGCTGTGAAAGTGAGCCAGTGCCCAACCGGCCAGTACGCACAGGCCTTGCCGTTCGCACCGGGGTTCAGCTTGTTGTTCAGACGCCCAGGCGTGGCCAAGCTTTGACCGTCCATGAGGTTGTCCGCAGAGATTGCCGTCGCAGCAGTGCCGGCGTCGAAGGTTTGCCCTGCGACTGCTCCAGTGATGCTCACCGAGGCAATGTCGATGATCAGAGGCGTGTCTCCGTCGTTCTGCACCGCCAGCATCCCGCCAGCGCCGGCTACTGCCTTCAGCGTGAACTGAAGCCGCCCCTCCGAGTAGTGATCGAAGAGCTTCCCCATTAGGCCACCAACACTCCGAAGTGGTATCGGGTCGAGGCATCCGGGTTCACCAGATTCGCCGGGTTCGGCTCAGCCCAGCCCAAGCGAATGATGACCTGAAGGGCCGCCATGTTCTGCTGGGCAAGGTTGTAGAGGATCGAACCGTCAGGACGCTGGATCGTAGCCTCGGTGAGGATTCGGAATTCCATGTCCTCGCGGATGCTGTAGACAGCGTTCGCCCACTCTCCCGCAATCATCAACGCGCTCGCATCAGCAGCGCGAAGGTTCTTCTGGAAGTAATGAGGCACCCCATCAAGGTCGTAGTCAGCGGCTCCTTGCAACCCATTTCTCATCAAGATCGGCTGCTTGTTTTCGTCTCGCAACTGGCGCAACTTGCCCTTCATGGTCAAAAGGGACACTGCGGCGGTCACGCCGTAGCCATCTTCTTCCACCTTCGACCAGACCCCATTCTCGCCAAGAATCGCGTCGTACAGGTCGCCACCGCCACCAGTGACAGTGCTGAGGTCCACATCGTTGCCAGCGGCCACCGCCTTTGTGACGATGCCTTCAGGCCAGCTTGCCGGTCGGTCAGTGCCGTAGAACACAGCACGATCCACCTTCTGCATGATGGCTTGAATCAGGGCCGGGCGAGTTTGCCCCCACAGGTCGTAGTCAGCATCCGAAATGACCGTGCGGGGAACCGGCACGACCACAGCAATCTCTTCGGCGTTGACAAAGACGTTCGACCACACGGCTTGAGTCGTTTGCTGAAGACCGGTGTCGGAAGGGTTGATAAAGTACGCTTCGGGAAGCGTGCTGAGGACCGGCATGCGCAACTGCGCACGGGTCATGTTCGGGAGCCGCGTCGCAAGTTGCATAAAGATGCTGCGTTCGGCTACGGATTCGGCGATCTGCCTCGATACCTCTTCAGGAATGAGGGCGGAAGCTTCGTTTCTGCTAATCATTTGGGTTAAGGGTTACTGGAGCCCTGCAGCACGCCGAATGAGTGCGTTCATATCGTCGGCTTTGGGCGGGTCTTGATTTCCGCGTCCCACGTCGCCGCTCCCTCTCGGAGCAGGCGTTTGAGTGGCAAACAGGTTCGGGTGAGCGAGCTTGATCGCCTCCCAGTTCGGCTTGCCGTTCATGTCGAAGTGGCCCCCTTCCCGGGCGGCCAAGAATGCCAGTTGAGGGTCCGCACAACCTGCGGCCGGGGCTCCAGCAAGGAACTCCGCGCGTTGGTTGGCTTCGCTCAGTTGAGCCTGCAACTGTCCCAGTTGAGTCTCGATCTCAGAGCCCTTTTCAGCCTTCTTGGCAAGTTCTGCGACCTGCTTTTCGAGGGCCTGGCGCGAAGAGCGCTCGGACTGGAGTGCGGACTTGAGGCCCGATGTATTGCCATCGACCAAAGCCTTCTGGCTGTCGTCGAGGCCCTTGTACCAATCGTCGTAGCTCAGCGTGTTCGCCGGGGGGTCCTGAGTGCCGGTGCCAGCACCCGGGGCCGGGGGTGTCCCACCACCAGGCGCGCCGGGTGCGTTCCGGTATCGTCTGAGTGCATCTCGCAACATCGGAGGCCCTTGGGATGGGCCAGGGCGGGCGTCAACGCGCTACGAGCGAGCGAAGAGACCGCTCGCGCACTTGCGGCCCCCAGCGCGGATCTTCGAACTCGGCCACATAGTCAGCAAGTGCGAACTGTCCGGACTGATAGAGGTCGAACTTGCCAGGGCCGAGAATCTCGATCTGCTTGCCCTTCGAGAGCCGCGCGAACCGAGTGGGGCCGTCGCCGATTCCGTCCTCATCCACCACGCTGAACACCACAGCCGCCGCACACCGACACTGCGGGTGGCGATAGAAGGGCTGGTTCACGGAGTAGAGGCGGCCATGCAAGGCCCAGCACACCGGGCAGGTGCGAATGTCAAGGGCCGAGATGCGCCGGTATCCGACTGCGCCAAGCTGGGCGGCGTTGGCCTGATAGTTCACGAGCGCGGCGTCACGGTGGGCACTCACGATCTCCGTCCTGGCGATCACGTTGGCCTTCTGATTCAGCTCCCGGGCGGCGTTCACTACGTCGCTGGCGATCCCTGGCTCCTCGAGCCCCGTGCGCACCCTTCGGCGGATTGCGGCGGCCACCTTGCGCGGGTTCTGGCCTTGCCCCACGCCCTCAATCAGACTGTCCTGCACGGCCTGGCGAAGCTCCGCGGGATACCGACCCAGCAGATCCGCGAGCGGGCTTCCATCGCTCAGCCGACCCACCATGTTCTCGAGGGCGGCCACCGGGAGCCGGTTCCATTCGGTTGAGACCCGCAGCTTGTCCGGGTGGGCGGCATACGCGAAATCATAAGCGGCCGCGCCCGCCATCGCAACTGCCTCCGCCTGGGCGCCAGTAATCAGCGCGGTGGACAGGTCCGACACCTCGCCCATCTGGATGGCCACCTGGTCGAGAAGCCGCTGAAGGCGCTCGGAGCGAAGAAGCCACGAAACCGGAGCGTCCGTGCCCGATTCGGCCAAGGCATCAAGGAGAGTGAGGAGCTCGAGCAGCAGAACGTCTTCGAGGAGCTGATACGCCTGCTGCATCCCGAGGATGGCAACGGCTTCGCGCTCGATGATGCGCTGGCGATACTGGGCCGAGATCTCCTGAATAGTCATCAGGGCACTTCAGGGGCGCGGGTGAGCCGGGCGAAGGCACGCTCCTCGCGCTGGAGTGCGGCCTGTTCGGCCTCAGTGGCCAGCTTTTGCGCCTGGGCGGCATCCACGGAGAGGGCAAGCTGGAACACCATGGCCTTCGGCACCCCAAGACGGTCGAGCACAGCGCCAAGCTCCGCGCGCTCAAGCTCTGTGACCGGCGAAGTGTCGCGCCAGACCGCGTTCACCTCTTGGCCGGTGGCCGTGCCCACGATGTCCTCCCACACGTTGCCAAAGGTGACCTGTCGGTCTTCCACCTTGGTCTGCAGCGGGCTCTCCGTCACTCGAAGGGCCGCGCCGCTCGGCACCTCGCCCTTCTGGCCGAAGAAGTAGGCCGGCACCGAGGAAACCCGCGCCACTTCCATACGAGTGCTCTCGGCTACCGCAAGGTTCCCCTGGAACTCGCCACCAGGAAGCTGGCCAAAGTTCGCGTCCGGGTTGCCTGACACCCAGAGCTTTTGAGCAACCCAGGCTTGGTCTGGCTTGCCTGTTTCAGGGTTGATGGTCTGCTCAATCCCGGTGGCAAATCGCTGAGGATAGGCGCTGGCCTCCATGCCAACCACCAGGTCGTACAGAGACTTGTTCAGGAGGTCTTGCAAGGGGATGACGGGCTGGAGTTCCGAACGCCCAAACTCACCCGGCCCTGCGCCGTTTGCCCAATGGAACATAGGCACACGGCCAAAGGTGTGGAGTTGATTGGCTTCTTCGCCGTCTGCATCGAACGGGATCAGTGTGGCGTTGGCCAGGCCGCTGAGGGCATTCACCTTGTTCTGCGTAATGTATCGCTCCACACGGTTCTCGAAGTAGACCGTCACGCGGGTCCGGCGCTCATTCTTGGTGCCAACCTGCCACACCTTCACTGCGGCGATCATGCGCTCGGAGTCGCTGTCGTCGTAAACCGGGATGATCTGCCAAGGCCGCTGACGGAAGAGCCTTGGGCCTTCGTCCGTCTCCCACAGAATGGCGTAGGCGTCTCCGTAGAGCACAGCATCCCGGTGGATCTGGCGTTGCTTCGCATCGAACCGTGAAGCGGTCAAGAACCGGGCAGCATTTTCCTCCACAGGGTCGAAGCTGTCCACGATTAGCCGCCCGGAGATCGTGTCCACCACGAGCGGGCAGAGATTGTCCGCAAGGTGCTGCAACGCACCCTGGAACCGCTCCCGGAACGCGCTCGAGACGTAGTTCATGGGGTGCTTGCCCGTGTAGTACTCGTCGGCCTTCTTATAGGTGAACACCCGGTTGGCAAGAGAGTCCACGCCGTCGCGGATCAGCGAGCCGTGTTCAAGTTGGGCGAGGGTGGCCGGGAGCACGAGGCCGAGTGGCGAGAATGCCCTCCCAGGTCAATAGTTGGAGGAGACGACGCCCACCGACCTGGCCGGGAACAGATGCGTGAATCCCCACACCAGCGCGTCCAGGCGGTCGGGGCTCTTCATGCCCTTCCCGGGCTCCCACTCGCACATCTGGTCTTCGAGCTCCGCAAACACGCCCATGTGGTGCATCTTCTCCTGCTCGTAGAGGCTTGAGATCGGCTCCGCGCGCGCCTCCTTGGCGTGGCTGGCCCATACGAGCACCACAGGGATGGTCGGATCAATCGTGTGGATGGTGTGCTTCACCATGGCCCCGCCCTGGTTGGCTTCGGCCACGATCACATTCGCTCCGTGGTCGTGGTACGCCTTAACTGCCGCGACGGCCCATGTCTGCGGGGAGCCTTGGCAGCTCACGTCGTCTAGCACGATGCCGTGACCCTTGGCAGTGCGGCCGCACACCACAATCCCGTGCTCGGCTACGTCTTCTGATTTCTTGTCCGAGGCGCCGGGGTCCACAGCCACCGCGATCCTTACGATCGGGTCCTTCTCGAAGGGCCTGGTGATTCGGCCTTCCTCGAGCCACGAGCGCCGCCACAGGGCTCCGGGGTTGTCGTCAAGCAGCTCGCCCTCGAGCTCCTGTCTTCCCAGCCGCGTGCCCTTATATCGTTCCTCGAGAGCCTGGATGAAAGACTTGGCTAGGTTGGCCTTGTTATCTTTCGTCGCACCTCGCGTGATCACGACGCTGGGCAACTTCAGTGCATCCTTGAAGGTGGTCGTGGGCTTCGGCGTCGAGGCGATAGCGATCTGCGGATTCTCTCCCAGTCGGCAGCCAAACACCAGGTTACTTAGGGCTTCGGGATACCGCCATGCAGCAACCTCATCCGCCACTGCTTTGTGGCATTGAGGGCCACGTAGCTGGTCAGGTTCCGCCGCTGAGAAGCAGAGCGCGGTGCTTCCGTTCGGCCAGGTCAGCCGGCGATCATTGGCATTCCACTTGGGGCGGAACCATGGTGGCGACCAGGCGAGAATGCCGGCCGGCCCTTTCACAATCACGTCTCGGTAGTCCGCAGCGGTGCGCGCTACGATGTGGATGATGGTGCCAGGCTTCTGAGCCCACTTGATCACCAGCTCGGCGATGGTACGGGTTTTGCCCCAACCACGGCCCGCCTGGATGACCCAGGCGAACCATGCTGCACTCGGAGCCTGCTGGTCAGGGCGACCCCAGAACTCCCAGTCGTAATGCAGAACCTCAAGCTCTTCTTCCGTGAGGTTTGCAAGGATGGCCGCCCTTTCAGCGGCCTTCAGCGAGGCGAGCCAGTCGCTCGTGAATCGTCTCACGCAAGGCCTCCGCTCGGCCCATGGTCATTCCTGCTTCTGCATTGCTAAGCCCGTAGGAATCCCGCTCCATGCGCACTACGCGCTCGATGGTGCCCGCCAGCGTGCTGAGGTGGCCGGTCAGGCTATCCCCACTTCCGAGCTTCAGAACCACCATCGCTTCGATACGCTCCTCTTGGTTCCCGTTCAGGTACTGCTCGACCAGGTCCAGCACTCGATCTACATTGAGCCTGAGCCGCAACGTGAGGCTCCTGTGGCTGGCAATGATGTCCACCTGTCTCTGGGCCGCTCTCTCGACCACCGCCGGCTTGCCATGAACTTTGTTCACATCCTGTTCACAAGATGCGCCGTGTTCACTTTCTTGTTCACTAGCGTCGAGTTCAGCGAGCTTCGCCGCGCGGATGCGCTTAACCCGATCCGTGGGGTCCTTCACCCAGCCTTCGCGGGTGATTCGGTTCTGAATCGTGGAGCGGTGCTTGATGCCATGCAGGTCGCAAAGAGCCTGGAGCGTGTACGCCCCAGTCTCATAGTCGGCCCTGATCCTCTGCCAATCGGGTTTGGCTCGAGTGCCCATCAGAGCTTGACTTCGATCACGCCGTGGAAGTGGTTGCCGTACCGATCGTCGTTCACCTGCACCGGCACGGAAGTCTGCACATCGATCTCTTGTGCCCACTCGAACATCTTGAGATCAGGGATGCCATCGAGGTGCACAACGGCTCGGGCGAAGGGCTTCTCACCAATCTCGGATTGGTTTAGCGAGACAAGGATGTCAAACGGGCCAGGGAGCGGTAAGGCCCTCGCGTAGTAGCCTTCGCCTGGCAGATCGTACACCCGATCCACCGTGCCTGTCTTGGTGTAGCCGATCTTGAAGATCAGCAGGTTGATGAAGGCGCGGAATCGGTAGTCACCGCGGATGCGGACGCTGGCCATGAAGGCTGGTGGGAAACTTCTTTACCTGTGTCAACAAAGCGGGCAGCATGGGCGTCTGTACAAGATATGGAGCGCCAAATCCAAGTGAACGATCAGGTGGTTCACACCGCGTCAGGCCAGCACTACTATGTTGAAAGGGTGGTTGGGGACAATGTTTACTGCCGAGCAGTGGGAGACCGACAGCCAGATATGCCGGAAGTAGCGACGTTCAGCGCGCATGACCTGCGTACAGCTATGGCTGCCCGTAACCAAATCATCGCAGATTCGCCAGGTCAGTAGCAACCTATCTGTGCCCTGCACTCATTCCGGCCCCTCCCAGATAGTGGCCGCCGGCCAGTGCACTTTAAGTATTGGCTGGCAGTATGCCAGCTGGGCGCGGAAGGGGCCAGCCCTCTTAACGGTTGGCCCAGCGAGCCATGGCCGCCTTCTTGGCAATAGCCTTTCGCTCTTCACTGGAGAGCTTCGCCGCGCGAGCCTTGCCACCCTTCAATCCACCGAGTCTCCCAAGGCTGACTGCAGCAGGATTCTTTAGTGGAACCCCCTCGCATTGCAACGGTTCTGCGATCCGTCGGGGTTTCCCCGAAGACTTGGACATGGGCAGCGGTTGTGGCATCAATGAACGGACATCTAAAACCGCTAAATGGTCTCAGCCTTCTTGCCTGGCTGAGAACCTGTAGGCACGATGAACCCTCCGCCTCATGCTTGAGCGGTCTAGGACTTTGGGACCTTTTAGCAGTCTCGCGGCTACTCTGCTAATCGACTCGCGTCTTGAATGGGCGGGCATGGGGCCCTAGTCGAAAAGAACCCCGTCTGCCCAGCG